TTTTCCAGTAACCATTTACCCTCTCCGCTTTCCATAGGTGGGTGAAAAAATTTTCTAGTTCCACATCTAACGCAATATGTTTCTATGTGTTGAATGCTTGTATATTGTCTGTCAACAAACAATCGCCCACCACATTTTTTACAAAAAAGCATAATTAACTTTTAGTTTGGAATACCAACAGCAATTAAATTAACGGCAAGAGATAGGTTTCCAGATGCTCCAAACCTTACAAACCCATCAACCTTAGACGTAGTTGGTTTTTGTAAAACAACTGTAACGTTTTGACCAGCCTCTGTATTTCCAATGTTTAATGCTGTTGCTGTAACTATTGGAGGGAATTTAAAGTCATTCTGGAATGAATAAGTAAATGCTCTTTCGTTACCCGCACTTACAATACTGTTCGTAAAGATTTCTACATATCCACCAACAACTCTTGCATTTGATGTTTTTATAGTTTCTTTAATTGATGGACCATTATCAATGCTTGTAAAATTATATGCTGCAGAAGAAACTTCTGTAGATAAATCATTAATAGTTTTAGCCAACTCATAGATATAAGTAACATCTAATGGTTGCCCACGCTCTGGTAGCGGTATTTTTGCCATTATTCCTCCTGTTTAATTATACCAAAGAAACTATACTTGATTCAAATATAGTTAATTCAGCATTTCTTACTTTGTTAATACCTTCAACCTGTATGGCTGCTCTAACATTCGTTGTGCCAGTATTAATAAAACTATACGTGTGAATTGGGGAAGTTCCGTGATATGCATAACTTCCTCCATCAAATTTTACAAATATATCATATTTGGGTCTAGTGTTTTCATCTCCCCAAATAACCGTAGAGGTGTTTCCACTAACAATTAATTCACCGTCAACTTCTTCAATTTCTAAAGCGGTTGCTGAAAATATTGGAGACCAATGAGAGTATCTGTTTTTATCTTCAGAAATAACCCTATACCTTACTACATATTCGTTATTGTCTCCCACAGGCGGTAATTGATTTTTAGGAATAGTTAATTTTTTAATACCTGCATCAGCCATTAAGAAACACCAACTGTAAATCTAAATTCTACATAATTGCTAGTATTAGGAGACTTTATAATTGTTTCTGCATTGTCATTTTTAACAACAGAATACCCAGTTAGTCCATAAAGTGGATTATATGTTTGGGTGTTTTCTAATCTCATTGCATCTAGGGCAATATAATAATCTTCTGACGGCACCCCAGCATCTATAACGCAAGCATAAATTTTAACAACTGTTACGGCATCCCAAGTAAAATTTGCAGTTGTGTATAGTTCTTGTAGTTCTTTAGATACAACAAAATATCTATTTGTTTCAAAATCTTGACTTGATTCTGTGTTACCAGAATCTGCATGATCTATTTCTGCTTCAAATCTTGCAAATTCTCCAGAACCAGCATCTGTTGATGAAAAGTCTACTAAAACCCTAATGGTGTCTGGAATTGCAGAAGAACTTCCATTTTTACTTACTAAAGAAAATGCCAATCTTAATTCATCTTTAGGAGAGTTTCTGCTAAAATCAACTTGTGGGCCAGTTAAATGTATATGGTTTGATCCTGATTCAATTACAAAGTGATCTTCTGTTGGACCACTTTCTTCGCTAATTGTTAAATCTGCATCATCACCTTGAATTAAAATAATGTTATTTAAAAATCTACATCTTTCATATCTGCTTGCACGAGATGTTTTAAAAAATATTGAGTTATCGGCATTTGTTTGAAAAACTGTATCTGCAATTGCAATAATATTATCATCTTCTTCATCGTCTAATGGTGCTGTAAAAGTATTAATTTCAGTAGCAGCAGCAACAGTATGATGTTGCCAATTTTCTCCAGCAGTAAAAGCAAAGACCGTCTTACTGTCATATGCTCCAGCAGATGGATTGGATCCAGCAGAATACAGACCCACTTCTGATATTTCATATCTTTCCTCTGTTGGCAATTCTGCCGTTAAAACAATTTTATCAATATTATTTTCTTTTACAAAACCTCTTGAAGAAATAGGAACACGGAACATTTCAAAATCAAGATTTTCTTTAAGAGAAAAGTCACCTTGTGTATCTGCGGTATCTAGTGGCGTTGGACCACACCCAATAGCAATATATGAAGCATAGGCTGGAGCCTGACCAAGCAGGTATTTACCAATAATGGATTTTCCAGCATCAGTTATCATGATTCATTCCCGTCAAATTGTATACTATATATTGTACCACTGGTGCTTAATTGAACCTCAAGTTGCTCGTCATTGTTTAAACCAATAGCCTCTATTACTAAATTGCCAGAGTTGTCAATATAAACGTTAGTACCATTTAATCCATTACCTTCGTTTGGGGCTTTTTGATCAAACCTAATAGAAAATCCAGAAAAATACTTGTCTGAGGTTTTTTGTAATCCTAAAATATTGTTTGGGTTATATGATTGCTGTATTGATCTAATATTTTTTATTGGTTGATAAGATATGTTTTGACCATTGATAGTGTCGTTTCTTGCTATATTTATTAATTCTTGTCCACCAATATTTTCAAATATTAGATCAGCCATTTGCTCTGTTGGAACTGAGTCGTCATCAAACAAAACAATATCTGGTGTAGCAGTTTTAATTAAATTTGCATTAGAAGATGTAAGCATTTGGTTTATATTTAATGGTGTATTTGGTGTGGGCGATAGACTATTTGACATTTTATACCTCGCTTAAATAAACGGTCATATCTGGACCATTAGAATTTCTTAAATAATCAATATTATATACTACAAACCTATTACCTGAAGAAGATATTAAATCTATATTATCAGAGTTTTTATAATCAATAGTTACAATATCTCCTAACTGAAGTGTTGGCATAGCAAATAGTTTTAACCCTACAGATTTTTTAGGAGTCATGACCTTGTTAATAATCCAACCCATTAATGCCTCAGCATCATCTTGTGTTTGTATATATGGAGTATCTATTGAAAATTCATTTTTTCCATAAATTAATCTACTTAGTTTAATCTGATCGTATTTATCTTTTTCAATCAATGGAGAATAAGTTAGTGAGTTACCTTGAAATGGCGGGTCTGAAAGATTGCCACGTTTTTTAAAGTATTCATCAACAGATAATTCATGAGTGGTGTCTTGTGTAAATGCAATGCCTTGAATTCTTAAGTAGTTTCCAGTTGTTTCATCTAAGTTAATTGCAGAGTCTGTTGAATTAAAAATTAAAAACTCTGCTCCATAAGAATCTGCATAGAAACCAGAAACTGTATAACTTTTAATTCTATTAAATGTTGGTGATAATTGAGCATAAAGTGCTGGATATGCACGATCATACTTAATATTAAAATATGCACACTCACGCATAATTGACCCAAATTCTTCAAAATACATATTATATTTTGGTGGTTGTTGAGCGCTAATACCAGACAGGTATGTTGATTGAACAATTCCGCTCATTGCATATTTTCTAAATGATTCGTTAATGCTAATTTCTTTATCTCCAAATGCAGATGATAAAGTTTCTCCGACTAAAGCACTTGAGTTTTGAGAATAATTTTCTGATAAAGCATAAATATTTTCAAACATGCACCTTGAGGACCCACGAGTAAATAAAGCCATATTGTTGTAAATTGGAAGTGGATCCGTATCGTCTACAACTTGAACTATTTGATTATTAATATACAAGAAAAATCTTCGAGTACTTCCTATGTCTTGATATTCTACTGATAAATCATATACCGTTGAGTTTTCTTCTCCAGAAACCCTGTACTGACCTGCAAACTTTCCATCATCTACTAAAATTTTGCTAAGACCACCCCATAGTTTTACTGGAATTGCATTATTAGAAGAACTTTCTTTTTTAATTTTATAAAATATAATATTATTAATTGATATATTAGATTGATTATTTTTATTTAAATTTAAATATGACTCTACATTGTTTTCTGTTAAGGCAACAACTTCAAAATAATATCCATTATTTGTTTCTGGGTTTATCATAACCGCTAGTCCGCCAGATCCGCCGCCAATGCTAATGCTTTGATTTGGCTGGACTCCACTAATTTGATAGTATGGCATGCTTCCAATTGGGGTTTGACTTCTAGTTTCGCTATTTTCAACCTTTCCCACTACCCGCATTCTTGTTCCAAAATGTTTATACGCACTATTTAAATTCTTATAAACATAAGAAACAAAGTCAATTGGAGTTTCTGTGCTTTTAAAAGATGGTCCATTCATGATTAAAGCAGAAGATTGAATTGTTCCAGATTGCGTTGACTTTAAACTGTTTACTTCTGTTTCTGTAAAATAACTTGTAGCCATATAATTTTTAATAATACTATTTCTAGATGTTTGTCTTGCTAAATCATTATTAACTCCTGCTGCGCCAGTTGTGGTTGACGGTAGCGTAGGATTAATTTGTGTTGTAAATAAATATTGTGACTCCATGTCACATCCACGGACATTCTCATTGTTAGACCAATACGAATTGATACCAGCAAAATGTGGTGCAACCTGTGTGCCAAATTGACTACGACCATGTTCATAAACTGCTCCTGGCTGTAATCTTGTAATACCACCAACTGATTCATAATATGGTGTTGAAAAAATACGAATTAATCCAGTTGGATATATTTTTCCATTAAATGGAAGCGATGCAAAATACTTTTGGTATTCTTGGTTATTTGAAATCCAAACGTTTCCAGTTCCAGTAATATTAAATTGTGCTGCATCATATCTAATTATTTCACCATTAGAATATAGGTACCCCTGATATCTTGTTAACCAGTATACGTTTTCTCCAATGTCAATAATATTATTTGTTACTACTCCACCAACTACCGTTGGCAATTCAATAGACAAGTCAGAGTTTAATGGCATTGCTCCTAAAACATAGTTACTTTGTTTTGATGCTAATTCGTTTACTGTTTTTGTTGAGTTAGTTCCAGAAGCCTCCCACAACAACACTGGCTTATATATCCAAGTTTTTTCTTTATCAATCATTGATGATTGTCTAATTGACCCGTAAGATCTTTGAATATATCTAGTTGTATAACTTATTTTGCCATCATTAAATACTTTTTTATCTTCACTGCTTGCAGAAATAATGTTTGGTATGTTTGATGTAGTTTGATTTTCAGTAATGCCAGAAACAGATTGATTATTATTTCCTAATAATTGTATGTCAGTGCTACGCATATCTTCTGTTGGCATTAAATAGTCTTTACTCATTACTATAAAGTTGTTGTATTCATCAAAAAACATTGCCGTCTGTGTTGATATTGCAAGTTGATTTAACACTTCTGCAACGTTTTGGTCAGGGGCTATAAAAAAATATGGAATGATTGGATCATTTTCATCATCAACTCTTTTAAAAGAATAATTAGTAAAACCAATATAATCAAGCAATAGCGATATAGCATAACTTAATGAAACTTCTGTAACAAGCATTCTTGGAGCAGGCATTGATTCTAAAAAGAAATAAAAATCTCTTAATTCTAAAGACAACGTTCCGCCAGTTACGTCAGATTGTGGCATTCCTTCTGAGTATAAAGTTTTTATTGGAACAGAATAATCTGATCCATCTACATTTAAAATTTGTTCATAAAAATTAAATTTAATATTTTTTCTTAAATAATCTTTAATAATACTGTTTGTGTTGTTAGGGTTAAAGGCTTGCTCTGCATCAAATATAGAAATAGAACCAGTAGATGCTAATAATTGACCAACTGGTAAAGATGTGTTTCCGATATCAGAAAGAGATTTTTTTACTTCATACTCAATAACATCATCAGATATATCTACAACAAGTCTGGGAGACATTTCAATTAAATCAAAAGTAGATTCATTTTTATTCATTAACTCTACAACAATTCTAATTCCACGGATATATTCAAACTCTCTATATTTAATTTCTCTAGTTGCTAAATCAGCAAATGCTACGGGAGATACAAGATCTTTAACAAAATTAGTTTGTGAATTAATTGATTCAGATCCAAGTGTCCAGCCATATGTTGGAATAAAGGTTTCATAGTTAGATATTGCATCACTCCAAACAAAAAATCTACCAATGTTAAATTCATTTTCTCTAACTAAATAAGCATATCCATCTATTGATGTTTCTGGTAAAAGTGTTCCTGATGAATAAGTTTCTGCAAAAACAAAATTTTCTTTATAGGCATCTGGAATGATTAGTCCATACTCTAATTCTACATATCCATCTGGTTGTATTATTTGACTACCGTCTGCTCTTGTTGAATTCTCATCAAATGAATAGGCATCTACCCAATTATTATTTTTTAAATATTGTATTTTCCATCTTTTAGGTGTTGTCTTGTTGGCATCTCCATAAAGTGGGTCTGGGGTTGTTGATGAAAAATTAATAAAGTTTGTTAGGTCTACGTTTCCAACATTAGTTTGCATTTTAACAATAATTCTATTTGTTGGAACATCTTCTTTATATACTACAAACGGAACAGCATCATCAATATAAAATAAACCATTTGATATATTTCTTGCAATTCCACGCTCTACATCATTTTCTTTTCTATATGAATTCCAATACTTAAATTGGTCATATCTTGAAGACATATAATATCTTGGTCTTTGTGCTAAAAATGCTCCAGAATTTGCAAGGTATTGCTTGTTATTATAAAAAAATAAAGGTTTATTAATTCCTGACCTAGGTCTAAATGGCTTTAAGCAATCCTCTAGTGAATATAATAGTTTTCTTTTTTGTTCTATAGATGTAAATTGTTGTGGCAGGTCTTGATTATCTACCCCACCATCTATAGATATTTCAGAATCTGTTGCGTCTGTATAATAGTCGCCTTCATCTAATTGATCAAAAGATGATGGGAGGGTTTGATATTTTACCTCTGAGCCAGTTGGTCTGTATCTGTAATTTCCAACATAAAAAATGTTATCTGGCATATTCATATTCCATTCAGCCAAGACTAAAGATCTTGTTTGAATTGTTGCAGATGTTTCAAAATGGGTCTTTAATGCTTCACTAACAAACACTTTAGACCTCTTCCAGCATTACCGATATATTCCAAAGATCATGATTGCTGCCGCCACGTTTTACAACTGAATAATTAAAGTCTGAAAAATAAACTTGAATTATTTGATTATACTTTCCTAAATTTCCAAACGCACCATCATTATCTCCAAAATTTTTATATTTATCATATGCCAAAAACATCCAAAATGGACCCTTATGATTTTCATACCAATCTAATATTTCCATTCCGCCTGCACCACCATCAGAAGTGTATTCTCCTGTTGTATTTTTTCTTGGTGATACTCCACTTGCATTAAAGTCTGCAACGTCTAAATAGGCACGGGATGGCAAATTATTCCAAGATACACTCATTGTAAGTTTATCTGCAATGTGATAAGACCTCATGCGACCATTAATTGTTCTTTCACGTTTTTCTATTCTTTCTGAATTAAATGACATTTCTGATCTATTGTGATCTGACAATATTAAAAATTGATCAATACCGCCTGCGGTAAGGGCTGGATCTGCCCCTATTTCTTGTCCAGTTGGCACGTAAAGCCCATCAGTTAGTGTTCCAGCATTCTCTGACCAAAGTATTGCCTGTGGTCTCTGATAGCGCTTTCTGCCTGAAACGTATGCTGCTGTTGCCATTATGCCCCTCTTTGAGTCTTAATTCTTTGACTGTCAATTCGTTTAATCTGAGTCATAACGGTTTTTGCAATATCGTCGGGACTTGAATCAGATTTAACATTAACGTTTAGACTATAATTATACACTGAAGACCCTCCGTATGAGCCATCATTTATTTTATTAAGACTATTTACCCCAAAAGAATCAACGGCATTTTTACGAACAACAAATTCTCCAGGGGTAAGCATTGCTGGAATTGTATCGGTACCTTTAGAGTATCCACCTGAAGCATAGTATTTAGGAACCATGCCACCCCTTGCTAACGGTATTATGTTTGTCTTAAAAGCCTGACTATATGCTTTTGCATAATCCCTAAGTTCATTGCCACCTATAGTGCCAGACTCAACTGCGGGAAATACTTGTTTTTCAAAATACTCTTTATTTGCACTAGCCAAAGATGATTTTTGTAAAATTTCTTGACTAGTTCCAGTTGCAACAGTTGTTGTTTTTATTGCAGACTTTGAATTTAGTGAATCCCAAATGGCTTTCATTCTTAAGAGTGTGGCTTCAGCAACTAATAAAATACCATTAAAACCGTTTGCTTCATACTGTGCTGCCTCTATAGCAATTACTTGTTGTTCATATGCAAACCTTGCAGCATCAATACCCTTAAGTGTTGCCTTTAAAGAATCTTCCTGTGCACGCAATGTAACATTTTGAAGTTTATAATTATCATCTTGTAGTT